TGCCGTCTCGTTGCAATTTCTTTGTGCTGGATTCATGGTTGCCTCCTTGTTGGAATGTTGGTGGAAGGTTGGTGGAATTATGCCGCTTTCACGCGCCGATACCATGTGTCGGTCGAAATCCCGAGCTCCCGGCAAGCCTGAGTGATGGATATCTCTTTGCGCTCGACCTTTTCGCGGTATGATTCGAACGCGCTCGCTGAAATTTCTGCGCACGGTCTTCCGAGCTTCACGCCGCGTGCTTTTGCGGAAGCTATTCCCTCTGCCTGACGCTGTTTGATATTCTCACGTTCGGTTTGCGCGACATATGACAACAGCTGGAGAACAAGATCGGATATGAATGTTCCGAGCATATCCTTGTTCTTTCGCGTGTCGAGTATAGGCATATCCAGAACGTAAATGTCCGCGCCGATCTCTTTCGTTATCTTCCGCCACATTTCGATGATGCCTTCATAATCGCGTCCCAAGCGGTCAATAGACTTCACGACGAGAAGATCGCCGTTTTTAATTGTTCCGAGAAGTTCCTGCCATTCGGCGCGGTTGAAGTCTTTGCCGGACTGCTTATCCATGAATACCCGGTCGAACGCGATGCCGGACGCTTCGAGCGCGTCTATCTGCCGCGCCTCATTCTGCTCGATTGTCGAGACCCTGACATATGCGTATGTCACTGCTCGTCTCCTCCCTTCTCAGGAATCGCCACAACCTGCTGCCCGTCCGGTCTGCGCCCCTGCTTCTTCGGTTGAATGACCATCTCGTATCCGAGCGCCTCGAGCAGCTTCACCGCCGTTTCAACATTCACCGAGCCGTCACGCGACAGCACATTCTTTACGTTGGTGTATGACTTAGCTCCGGTCGCTTTTGCGAGCTGATCGTAGGTCACTTTTTTCTCTTTGCGAATCCCCTGAATTATTTCCGTTATCCCCATTGGTTTCTCCTCATCTGCCGTTTTCGGGAGCCCTCCGTTCGGGCTACCTGTCAATTTCGGCGTCGCTTGTTCTGATACTATTATAGCACAGAATCATGCTGTTGTCAATACCTTTTTTCAAATTTTTTTGATTTTTTTCATCCGTGACAAATCGAATGTTTGAATCACTAGTTTTTTTGGATTTTCTTTGGTCGGGAGGGTCAACTCCCCCACGCCTGCGCCGTATGCACCCCCCGGGGTACCCGCCGCCGTCCGGGCGACCGCCGCTAAAGTGTACTTTTTGCGGCGGTGAAAAAAACTTGAAAAAAAGCAAAAAAAATTGCTGAAACCCCTTGACAACAGCAAAAAAGTGTGCTATAATATAATCACAAACAAAGCAAGCCCCCGAGAGGGCAGAAAGGAAACCAACCATGATAACCAACGAAACCATTACCGTACGCTTCGCCGCAGACCGTCACGCTACCATCGCGTGGGAAAAGCAGCTGTCCGCAGACCTTGACGCCATCGTCACCGCATACGGCGCGGCAGACAAGCCCGCCGACACCATCGCGGCCGTGGTCGCTGAGATCGGCATCGACCGCGTCCGCGCCATCATCGCAACCCTGACCGTCTACCGCGTCGCCATGCACGACCGCCGGATCGGCGACGACACCGCCGCATGGGCGCAGACCATCGCGGACGCCCTGGACGCTGACGCCGCCGAGCGCGTCGGACTGATCACAGACGCCATCCACCCGGCGCACCTGGACCAGCTTGCACGCGCCGCCGCTGAGTACGTCGCGCCGGAGACCACCGAGACCACCGAGACCGCACCGGCAGCGGAGACCGAGACCGCCGAGAGTGCGGCATCGATCAACCCCATGTGCACCGACTGCACCCGCCGCGGCAGCGACTGCGACGGCACGACGTGCGAGACTTGGACGGGGTGCATTTACCGTGAGACCGCCGCACAGCGTGACATCAGGCTTTTTGACTTTTACAAGCGCCGTCTGCTGGCACTGGCGGGCGGTGATCCCCTGCGCTGGGTGTGCGTGCAGTACCTGTGCAGCTTTCCCGGGCTCTCGCCCTATGACATGGGCGCAGCGCTTATGGCGGAGGGCGTGGAGATCATCTACGACGACACAGCTATAACCCGCGCCGAAAATGCCGCAGAGCGGCGGCGGGTGCAGTGTGCGTATGCAGCACGAGAGGGGGCGAGGGCATGACGGCAGAGGTCTTAAAACCATGGGACGGCAGAGCCGGACGTTGGCAGTACCGCGACGCCGCCGACCGGCAGCTGCTGATCGCGTCCGACGGCAGCATCTACGCCCGCGACTACCACGGATATATATATATCTGGTGCGCCGCCGCACGGCTCGCACAGCATCTACGCGACCTGTGCCGCCGCAGTGACGCCGTCATTGACGTCTCCGAGCAGACCGCCCGCGCCCTGCGAGTCACCGCGGACGCGCTGTACAACATGGTGGGGAGGTGAGACCATGTGGGCAGATATCAAAAAAGGCTACCGCACCACGGCGGAGGTTATCGCCGCCAAACTCGCAGAGCTACAGCACGCGCCCGGCGTCTCGCCGTATATGGGCAGTGACTACCGCATACATTACCGCCGCGCAGACGGTACGCGCGTCCCGGAGCGGCACGAGGTCGCCGCCCTGGTACTCGCCGGGCACGACCACGACATCACACCCGATAACGCTTTACAGCTGCTTGCAGCGCTTTAATTTAACCCGCCGCCCCGCCCGGCTAAAGGCGGGAGAAAGAGAGTATATCATGTTTACTACAAATATAAAGCCGTACAAGCTGACCGCCATTATCACCGCCTGGAGCGCCGCCAAGGCTGCACAGCGCACCGCTGATCACCGCGCCGGCATATCCTACTACACCGACGCAGAGAAGGCCGCCGCCAAGGCAGCCGCAGACGCTGCCCGTGCCGCGTATGTCGCCGCGTCCGCCGAGCTGCGCGAGATCATCCACGCTGCCGAGGGGCGCGCGTCCGTCCGCCTACTGTCCGTCGACGACATCATGGACGCCATCGACAGCGTCCCGCGCTGCGTCCTAAAAAAGCACCTGCCCGGCTGCGAGATCCACTGTGACCCCAACGCGCAGAGTTTCCCCCATGCGTACGGCTACCGCCCCGACAGCACACACTTTAGTGTCGTCCGCCGCCCGGCGGGTTGGTATCTTGTACGCGTCATCCGCGACACTTGCGGCACGTCCCGCGGTCAACTGGTCCTGACCGACGGTGCCAAAGCGGACATCATCGCAGCCGCAGAGACGCTGTGACCCCCTTGACAACCGCTCGCCGGTGTGCTATACTGTGTGTGGGAGGTGATAGCGTGATCATCTTGTATGCGCTGCTGCTACCGATCCTGGTGCTGCTAGACATAGCGCGTAACTCATAACCCCCGACCGCCCCGCGTGGGCGGTCTTTTTATGCCCTGGTAGCCCGTCCGGACTACCGGGGCTTTTTTTGCACCCGTGCCGTGACGCGCTACAAGCCCGCAGGACGCCCGCAGAGCCTCGAGAGGGTATCTATACCACCCACAGCGTAAGCGTCCCGCACGCAGCCCCACAGAGCCTCACAGCTGTATACACGCCGCCCACCGTCTCGAGAGGGTGCACAACCGCCCCACGCCCGCCGCGTCCGCCCGCTGATCCGTGCCGCCCTCGAGGTTGCATATCTCTGTGAGCCCCTACAAACCCCGTGAACGCGTTTAATCCCTCGAGAGGGTAAATATACCACCCCGCCCATCTCCGCGCGTCCTGCGCCGTCTGTGCGTGTTCTGGGCGGCCATACACAGCCGCCCGCCGCGCCGCTCTGCCGCCTCGAGGTGCCCGGGCATAGTGAGAGGGACTGCCCGCCACCCGGACAGCCCCTCGAAACCTGTTCAATTTTCCGCCGATTTCCGTTCCGGTTTTGAAAAACTTTTCTGCGAGTTTCAAAAACCGGATTTTTCTTTTTCGGGTTCGCGATAGTCGCTGACATTTTTTCGTGATAGTCGCTCGATAGTCGCTGGCTGTCTGATAGTCGCCGAGGCTTTCGTCAAATTGCACAATGCTTTTAGCAACATATCACTGAGCAGCCCGTTTTCACTGTCGAAAATCAAACCTTTTGCCTCACTTCAAAGTCTTGTCTTCATAGTCGCTCTCTCTCATCCCCTGCAAATATCTTTCTTGCAGCTGCTTCGGCGTGAGGTTCGCCTCACCCATCGGATTTCGCGTAGTTTCGGGCAATTCTGCGTTATCCCGCATCCCGTAATAGCACTTCGAGCGGAAGCAATATGCGAGAAAATTCATCTTCCCGGCAGTGACAAGTTTTGCGTCAAAACCCTGTTGAAAAGCTTTAGCCTTTTTGACCAAGTTCCCGCTCAAATCCGTGAACCCCCGCTCAATCCCACACTCCCACCTCCACAGCGACCCTGCCGTGTACCCCGTGCTCAGGCACGCTTCCTCCCATACGGGTGTCCTTCCTTCCTCGGCGCACTGGATGTAATAGTCGCTGAACCTCTGCGCGAGTTCCTCATCGCTTCGCACGGGCGGTTTCCGGTACTCAGTCAACAGCTCGTGAAGCATCTGGCTGACCAGCGCCCGGTCTTCATCCGTTTCCGGCGACCACCTTCTCGGGTTCGTCCCGACAGGCGGTTTCTTGTGCGTCGGGTACTTCGGATCGCGGGCGGGCATATCCTCTTCTGGGATGTCCAGCGCCGCGATGATTGCTTTCTTACTCTCATCGTCGGTGACGCGCTCGGCTATCTCGACCGCGTATTCCGTCGCTTTCCGCTTCGCGTAGGAATTGACCGTCTTCTCTTTCGGCTCCTTCTTCGGCTTCGGCTTCGTGCTGCCTTTCGGTCTTCCTCTCTTCTTCGGCGCTGGGTTGCCCGCCTCAGATGAGGACGTGCTCTTCGCTCCGGCTTTCTTCTCTTCGTCCATGTGATCTCCTTTCGCCCGTTACCCCACATTACCCCTCACCCCGAAAATGGGGTAACTGGAAAATGTCAGGTAGAATGGGCATATATTATATATGTTACCCCTGTTACCCCTGTTACCCCTATATTCTCGTATACGCGCGTACATTTTTTATGTTTATCTCAAAAAAATTTTTTCTCACGCGTATATAGCATATAAAATCGCAAAATTGGGGTAACGGGGTAACAACACCCGATTTTGTCAGGTTTTACGGGCACTTTTCTGTTACCCCGGCGGGGTAATGGGCTGGTAACCGGGGTAACCGCAAAATAAAGATGCACAATATACGCCCGAAAAGTTGCTGATAATTTGTGATTTCGTCTAAAATGTCAGTCTGCCCTCGCCGTTGGGACCCTCGTAAAGGCAGACGCATTTCGCGAGTGCGCCGTGCACCCGAACGGGAATAGTGTTCTTCTCGCCGATCCGGATATGCCCATGGTCGCGTGCCCACGACAGGAATGCCTTATAATTAAACCCGGCGTCCGCCATGATCCGGGACAGCACCGTGCCGATGATGGCGATAAAGGGCTTGCCGTCCGAAATGTCCTTGTATTCGCCCCAGACTTCCCGCATAGGCATCCCGTCTTCGGCGACGAACTTCGACCGGTTTTCGGCGATTGTGCCGTAAAGCCACTCGAGCGCCCGCTGATTGACGTCGACGTCCTGCTTGGTCGGGAGATATTTCGCAACGTCGGTCGCCGACAGGCTCGTGCCGGTGTGCCAGATTAAAAGCTCCGCGAGAGCGTCCGCCGTGAGGATCAGTGACGCGGAGAGCGCGAGCTTTTCGGTAGTCGCTGACGCCTCGAACGCCGTGCGGTACTCTTCCTGCACCTTCTTCGCTGCTTCGAGCACCTGCGGCGTGAGCCCTTCGACGAATTCTTTCCCCGCGAACCCCCAGTTGTGGGACAGCGTGTCGGAAAGTCCGCGATAGTCGCTCAGAAGCCGCTCGTCGCCGCACGAGATTTCGATGACGCGGTTCATAGCGCCCGCGCCGGAAGAGTCGCTTGAAATGGGCATTTCTCCGGTGGTGATGATGGTGTTCTGCCAGGATTTGATCTGCTGGAAAGACCCGTCTTTCGACCCGCGCGAGCGTCCCTGACCTTCGGCGAGCATGTAGATTATGTCGTCAAAGTCGCGGCGATTCTTCACGACTTGCAGCTCGTCCACGCAGAGGGGAGCGGAGTTGAAGAACCCCGCGGCGGTCTCCAGCCCGACGAAAGTCGAGTTGAAGTTGCGCACATACCCCTCCGACGAGTTGGGAGACGCCCAGACGGACGCGGCGAGCTTTAACAGCATAGTCTTACCGTTCCCGGCTCTGCCCCAGACGTGCACGAAGAACGGCAGCGCGTGAAGCGGCGCGACGAGCACGGACGCGAGGGAGGCAGCAAGTACGATCCGCGCGATGGTGCTCTCGTTGCGGGCTTTCGAGGCGGCTTCGAACCACGCTTCGCGGTCTCCGTTCGGGTGGAAAGAGTCGAACACAGCCCTGAATCCGGGTGCGCCGTCAAACTCGACAGAATCGGCGTACGGCACGAATTTGCCGGAAGTCGTCCAGCCCACCCGTGCGACGGAATGCCGTTCGGGGAGCCGGTCATAGTTCCACGCCTCGAGGTCAGTGAAGTACTTGACAAGAGCCTTCGCGTTCTCGGAATCGACTGCGATCCCGAGCCGGGCAAGGTCGATGATCTTCGCCGCCGACGCGAGAATGATCTTCTCGACGACGACGGTTCGCCACTCCGCCGACCGCCTGAACGATACCTCCAGCCGGACTTCCCCCGAATCGAGGTTGACAAGTCGCCCGGATATCAGAATCGGGTGCGGGCAGATAGTCGTGACTTCACCGAGGGACGGAACCGAAACGCCTGTGTCCGTACAAATGTACTTGCCGCAGTTCAGTTCAATAGGCTGTCCGGTGAACTCGGTCGAGTTGGTATAGTCGCTTTCGTTTACCTTGCCGTCGCCGAACTCTTTCACATAGTCGCGCATTTCGGACTTGAACCCGGGGTAGCCGAGTTTCCGCGCCGCTTCGTCTATTTTGACGATTGCACGTCGGTATGTAAAAGGATTCCTGTAGTAGTTGCTGTAAAGCCACCTGTGCGGGACGGCGCTCTCGAAATCCTCGAGCGTCCACGCCGGGAGGTCTTTAATTTTCGGCTCGATGATTTCAGCCACGGTTTATGACGTCCTTTCGTGAAATGGTTGGGTGGATAGTTGCGCGGAATGAACAGACGTTCTTGACTGTCGCTCCCATTGCAGCCCCTGTCGCATGGTTGATATTATCTCGTCGACCGGGTAGGCGCTCGCGTCTCCGCACCGGATAATGTCGTCGATGGTCGCGGCGAGTGTGCCGGTGTACCGGTCGCGGAGCGGGGACGGGGGAAGGTCTTGCACCTGGTGATAAAACGCTGTGAGTTTCCGGAAGTCGTCCTTTTCGCGTTCAACCCGCCGCTTCCGTGCCTCCGCCGCGAGCTGCCGCTGCCTGACCGCCTCCGGATCAACGCCCGGCGCGATTCCGAAGTCTTCGGCGAGCCGCCGCACGGCGTCCGGGAAAGAAAGATTAAAAATCTTCTCGACCAGCGTGATGACGTCGCCGCCAGCTCCGCACACGAAGCAGTGGAAAGAGTCGTCCCGGAACGCGAGGTTGTTGTCCTTGCCGCCGTGAATTGGACACGGGCAGCGGTTCCCGCGGCGCTTCGACAGGTCGCCGTACCGCTCGAGCGCGTCGGGGACGGAGACGGTCGCCTTGACCATCTCCACGTCGTAACGGGAGTAGTTGCTCATGATTTCGCCCCCAGAATCTCGACGATCCGCCGCCCGGTGCACCGCTTATCACAGAACAGGAAGTCGACGCCGTAAGCGATGTGGACTTTGTAGATGCGCTCCATAAGTTCCTTCCCGCTTATCGCATAGGGAATTTTCCCCTGCATCGGATTGTGCCAGTCCTTGACGTCGCGAATCGACTTGCACCACCCGCCGTGCTCACACAGCACGACGAGATGGATTCCAAGTTCCTTCGCGAGCCGCACCTCGCGCATGAACCGCCCGGAGTCATTGGTGAGGTTGTTGGCAAGCTCGCTCAAATTGTGTTTGCGGTCTACCACAAGTTTAGAGTTATCCATGCTCACATAGTCGCCGACGATGAGCTTTGAGGAATAGTGTTTTATTCCCTGCTCATCGAAGTATCGGATAATCCCCTCGATGATGTGGGCTTTTTCTCTGGTGTCAGTGATGATTGTCATACTTCACCCCACCTCAGAACGGAAGCACTTCGCCCTCAGGCAGAACCTCGAAGTTAGGAACGTCCTGTGACGCGCTGTGAGCGGCTGTGGTGGTCGTTTGCGGCTGTGGGGTATAGTTACTCGCCTGATAGCTTCCCGCGCCCTGAGCGCCGCTCTTCGCGCCGCAGAAGTGGCACTTGTCGACGTCGCAGATTGTCATGGAGCGTTTCTGCCCCTGGTCGTCCGTCCACGAGTTTGTGATGAGACGTCCCTCGACGATGACCTGGTCGCCCTTGTGGAAATATTTCGGCAGGAATTCGGCAGTCGTCCTCCACGCGCGGCATTTCAGGAAGCAGGTCGATTCGACCTCCTTGTACTTTTCGCTCCACGCGACGTCGAAGTTGCAGTAGCTGACGCCGCTGGGAGTCTGCTTCGTGACCGGATCGGCGGTGAATCTACCCTGAAAAGTGACTTTGTTCAGCATTATTTTTTCTCCTTTCCTGCGGCGATTGCGGCGTCAAGAGCGGCTGTCATGGTCGCTGACGCGCCGGTCTGTTTCTGCCTCGACGCTTCGATGTCCTCCGGTTCGCCCTCGACGATAGCGCCGAGAAGTTCCGACGGGCAGTACATCCTCGCGAAGAACGCCGCCGCGCGGTAGAACAGCATCTGCTCCGGCATGTTCTTCCACTTCGGGTTACTCATCCAGCCTTCAGCCGCCGCCATTTTCAGGGAGATTTCGGTTCCGTCGACAGTCTCGCCGTCCGAAATCCGGATCGCGCGGATGAAGCAAGCACGGCTGTCAGTGCCTTTCGCGCCGGTGTAGACGGGGTGAGCGTCGCGGAAGCGCCCGCACGAGTTGATGATAGCCATGCAAGCCTGTCCGCTCCAGCGAGGCTTTCCCTTGACCACATCGACGTTCTGGAGGACGGCGAGCGGTGAGAGACCGGCGCGAGCCGCCATTTCGATAGCGACGAAGCAGTCCTGCGGCTTGTTCTGATACTTCTCCGGGATCATCTGCGACTTTGACAGCATGATCGCGACGCGCTGCGTCTGTTCGAAGGCGTCCTTGTCCACCCATATGTTGGTGACGTTCATCGGCGCGGTGTTGATCGGCGCGACAGCCTGTTCGTTAGTCGCGGGGGTGATTTCTTGTACGTTATCCATTTTCCATACTCCTTTTAATCAATTCGTTTTTTAACAGTTCGTTGAGTGCTTCGTCGATCGCTTTGTTTATGCGCCGATGATAAGCCTTCGCTTCGCCAATAGTCTTGCACCACTCAATGTCGCGCCCGAGGAGGTAGTCTTCCACGGCAGCCTTGTCGATGAGACCCAGCGAATAAACATCAGGCGGTGAATAGCTCGTGAATTTGATGACCGGCTTAGGCTCTCGCTTCACGCCGATCATTGCCCTGCGCCAGCTCTCGACACCATTCAGCCCGCAGAGCTTCGATTCGGACAGCGGCATTCCATTCAGCATAGTCGCCTCCTACTCAATCTCTTTCGCCGCCCACTGCGGTAGCCCAAGCGTGTTCACCATCCCGAATGCGCCCTCGTACCCATACCAGTTCCCGGAGTCGAGACAGGATTTGTAAATCCCGATAGCTTCCCGGAATCTGTCCTGCCCGCTTTTGATCATGAGGCCGTCGGCTTGCAGGATGTTGATGAGGTAGGGCGGGTCCTTCTCAATGCAGACGAACAGGAAGTCGCACCCGACGTTGCGTTCCTTGCTCACCGCCTCGATGAACATTGCGGCTTGCATATCGTACCCGAGAGAGTATGCTTGCTTAACCATCGTCTCGGTGTCGGCTCGCGCGCAGGTCTTCAGGTCGACTATCAGTGCTCTTCCATCGACCATCTTCACGCAGTCGGGGCGTGCCTGGCAGTCGAGCCCGGTCATGTCGTCCTGCCAGTAGTAGGACGTCTCGACCTCACCGCGGAGCAGGAAGTCGGCGCGCGGGTTTGACCGGATAGCGCCGGTCATTTCGGCGATAAGTACCATGTCATCGGCAGAAATGACTGCCTTATTTTGTACGTTTTCGACAAACGCCTGATATTCTTCCTTCCCGGCTTTCGTCCGCCTATCACATTGCGGTGCGACGGCGTACTCGTCGAAGAACCCGTCCGGCTCGAGCACGTATTTGTGGAGCGCGGAGCCGAATTGCATAGCGGCGGTCGGCGGCTCTGGGTGGTCTTCGAGCCACTTGAACTTCGCCGGAGTGTCGCTCAGAAGCCGCCAGAGCTTTGTTTTGCTGACACTCGGCTTTGCGTGGTACTCGGCAATAGAGTCTTTAATGATCATTGAGTTTTACCTCCAGCTTTTCGAGCCCTTCGACGAGGAGCTTGAAATTGTCCTCTGATGCGAGGAAGTCCATCGACTTGATAAGCCGTCCGTTTTCGATGTACCGGCATTTCCGCACCGGCATTCCGAGCGCGTCCGAATCGCTGCGGAGGTTGTAGCAGAACGACGCCCGGAGTTCCCGATCGGAGCTGACGCGCCAGATATCGAAATCGACTTCGAGTTCCGGGTGCTCCGCGATAAAGTCGAGGATTTTGACGATCAGGGTTGCGAGCTTAGCGTTCATCGTCGTCCTCCAGGCTTATCAGCTCTTCTCTCGAGCGGGCTTCGAGGATATCGAGGTATGCCCGCATCGTGTCGCGCTGCTGCTCGAGAAGCCAGACCGGCGAATCGGGCTTGAATTCGAGCTTGCCCGCGTAGTGTTTTTCAAGTGTGGCGTTCAGCTTTTCATACCTGATTTTCGTCTGCTGATATTCGGCTACGAATCGGGCTCCGTAGTCGTTTGAGAGCATCAGGTCGATGGTATCTTTGAGTTCTTTCATTTTTGTGATTATCCTTTCTCCCGCCAGATGTAGCGGGGTTTACTCATCGAGCGGTTCCAACCAGTACTTCTTACGGCATTCTCCGCACTCCGGATCGTATCTGTCACGCTCTTTGATTGGGCAAACAAACGCCGAATCCATGCTCTCCGGACAGAATGCTATTATACCGTCGGCAGTCATGCTCGCCTTCGGAAACATCTTCAGAAGCTCACTCTGCCGGGTCTTCCTCGGATGTTCCTTCGCCCACCGCTCGACGATTTCGACGGCTTTTTCAGGGCATTCGCCGAAGAGACCAATGCAGTTAGCCCGCATTCCGTTATTCGCATATGACAACCCGCATTTTTCACAGTTGCCCTTCATCATCTCGTGCATCCTGTCCTTTTCTTTCAAAAATTCAATCGCGTCCATTTTCGTCCTCCTCATCGAGTTTCGCGCCGCACCACGGACAGTACGGAGAAACCGTTTCAGCAATAGCGTCTTCTCCGCACACTGTGCATCTCGGGATAATTGTGCTGGCATCAAATACCCACTGTCCGTGCTTTACTTCCTCGACATCGGCGGCGGGGACGTCATCCAAAATCGCTTCGATTGCCAAATCAACGGTCGCCTTGACGATGCGTTTCATGTACGGCGAGCCGTTTATTTCGGTGCTCTTCAGCAGTTCAATTGCCTTGCTTCGCTCAATATACTCAGCCATCGTTCTCGTCCTCCCTACTCCATGCGTCGACAATCTCTTGCTGCGTGATCACTGTTCTGATCCTGAGTTTAACGACACCGATTATGGATTTCGCCTTCTCGAACATCTCCCGCGCCTCCGCATAGTTCTCACTCGCGCAGAAGTATCGATACTCCCGGTCGTCTTTGCGTTTGTATTCGACGACGTTATCAATATGTCCCATTGTTTTCCCTCTTTTCATACAAAACCACCATATTTCCGACATTATACGATGTCATGGCGAAATTAACGGAGATGATATCCTCGCGACTTATCTGCGCTTCCTGAAGAGCGTCTTCGATACGCTCTATGTTCCTTTCCTCTTCGTTGTTAAAGGTCGAAATGATCAAAGCTTTAATCATTTGTTTTCTCCTTTCGGCGGCGTGATTCTGCATTTTCTCAAGACATTCCGGGCAGAACTTCCGCCTC